CGGGTCTGGCTGCGGCGGCTTGGGCGGGGCTTCGGCCGGGTCGGTCACGAACTTTTCTGGACTCTTGAAGCCGGAATTGATGACCAGTTGCCGTTCGATTTCAAACATGTTTTCAGGCGTGATGGTCGGCAACCCCGCTTGCAATGACGCCATGCCGCGTTGCCACATGGCTTGCAGGTGCATCAACTGCTGATCCTTGTTGCCGGTGCCAAGACCTACGGCAATCGCCATGTCCTTGCGCTCTTTCCACTCCCTCGGGTCGACCGTGACCCACTCGTTACGCAGGCGGATGATGTCCGGGCGGGTGTTGTACTTCCTGACCAGCCTATGAACCAGCGTAAAGAGTTCCTTGACGCCGGTATTCGCAAAGGTTCGTGCGACCAGTTCCATGCGCTGCTGCGTGGCCTGCATGATCTGCGAAACGCCCGTCGCCGTCTTGTTCAGGCTGTTGGCGTCTAGCCCTTGGTTGTAGGCCGTGACCCCCGTTCGGCGCTCTTTCGCTGAATCCAGATACTCGACCAGTTGAAACGAGGTCTGCGGGAAAGCGGGAGTGACCAACGGCATGATGTTTCCGCTCGGATCGCCCTGCACGCGGACCACACCACCAGGCCGGCTGGTCAACATGTCTTCCAGATTCACCCGATCACTGATACCGAAACGCGGCTGGTTCGCCAGATACATCGCGTCCAACTGCCCACGCAGCAGAGTCGACTTGATAAGCTGGATATCCTCGGTCAAGTCCGAATAACTCATCCCGACATGCCTATGGGGCATGATGTGCGGCGTGATCGTGGCGAACGGCATCACCACATCTTCGTCTTCACGGTGCACGATCTCGCTGCCGATGATGACCAGGCGACACAGATCCCCATCGGCTACCAGATAGGTGTCCTTCACCAGATAGTCGTCGCTCTCGGTGTCCTGCGCGTCTTCGTCGTACAAGTTGCGCGAGTTTTCTTCTTCCCATCCTTGGGCATCATCCCCTGTCGGCGCCCTGGATGACAGTTTCCAGCCCTGCTCTTCGATCTCGGCTCGGCTCATCATCGCCCTGTGCTGGACGAACCTTGCGCCACTCACCGAGACAGTGCGGCAACTGGACGAAATCAGCATGTCCTCGGGAGCGACGTTGTAAATCTTGACGCAGCCCTTGGTTTCGGTGACCATGATCTTCACGTCATGCAGCATCTTCGGCGGCTGCGCCTGAATCTGCATCATCTGCTGCTGCACTTGTTGCGCCGCCTGAGGGTTCTGCTGCGCCTGCTGCATCAACTGCTGCATGGCCTCTTGGCGTTGCCTGGCGTCGATCTCGTCGGGATAGGCGGAATGTTCTTGAACTTCGATCCGCTCGTCCTGCAACATCAGCGTCATCTGATCGTCGGTCAGCCCTTGGTAGGACTCGGTTTCTACCTCGTCTTCTTCCTCCCAAATGACCTTGACGTAGCCATTCTTCGATATCAACGCGTCTTTGAACCACGCATACAGGATGGCAAAGCCGTCGTTGCGCTCCATCGTGTAGTAATTGACCGCCGCTGTCTCCTGCTCGGCGGCTTCCTCGTCTTCCGGGCCACGCGCGGTGAAACGCACTACCTCATCACCACTGACAAACACCTTGAGCAATTGAGGTAGGGCGCTTTCAATGGTGTCGAGTACGTCACGGGATACGACTTGGCTGCGGCCTTCGATCTCGTTGCCGAACGGCTGCCCGGTGTAGTAATCGAAGGCTTTTTTTCGCTCTTCGACCAGCGCCGAGTCGTAAATGCCGTAGCTCTGTTGTTCCAGGGTTTCGACTTGGGCGATCAGGTCGTCGTCAGAGAGTTTTGATTTAGACATTCCGGCTCCGGCGCCATCGCGGCGTTAGGGGTCTTGCGGTTGTAGGGGCGCTTTGCCTTCGGTGCCGCCATGAAGTTCAGCGCGTGTTCCAGCCGGGAACAGCGTTCCTCAAGGGCGCGGATGGCCTTAATCATCTGTTGCGGGGTCATACGATTCCTGACTTCGGATATTTGATCGGCGCGTCTTTGCCTGGGCGCGGTTCTTCGTAGGCGATGGCAATTAATCCAGCAGAATCCGCGCCGTGACTACTCCAGTCGTGGTCCGGGCCTAATCCAACGCCGCGAACATCGTCTTTCTTTTCGTGATACCAACCAAGAGCATCTAATCCAGCCTGCGTCGTGGCTTCGTTGAACCACATCGACGGGAATAGTCTCCGTAACGCTTCGATGCGCGCCTTGGCGGCGCCCTTGCCCTGATTCTTGACTACCGTGACCTTGTAGCCGGCATCCCGCAGGGCCGACTCATAGGACACGTCATATACCTTGTCATTGCTGGCCCCGTCGTGAGGGAGCCATATCTGCGCCTTGTCGGGTTCGTAGCCTTGCGAGCGCATCCAGGCTAGGTGCGTCGCTAACGGTTGCCCTACGGCTTCGTAGTAGTTGAGTACCCGGATTTCCTTACCAATGAACTGCGCCGCCCACATGGAGAAGGCGTCTGCCCGCGCTCCGGTCCCGCCTATGTCGCAGAACAGGCGAATGGTCATCAATGGGTCAGGTGATACCCGCCCGATCCTGCCGGCCGCTCTGGCTTCGATCAGGCTCTTGGCGTAATACGCCCCATCGATTATGGAAACGTATTCACCTTCCCAAATATGCCCGTACTGATCGGGCTGCATGCGGATGCAGTCTCGGCGTTCCTGTTCAAGCTCGGCAGTGAACCAGGGGTTATCGCGCCAATTGGCCTTGACAACCACGGCCCCGGTCGGGATCTCTGCCCCCCGGAACATTTCATCGACCGGATCAATCTTCCTGCGCGGATTCCAACTCCACCACATCTGCGAACCGCTGGCCCGCATGGTCGGACGGTAGAGATTGATTGAATGCTTGGTCGCGCCCTGAGCTTCTTCCCACCAGCCGCGCTTGAAATTCTCCAGCGACTTAATGGAGTCGGCGGTGTAATCGTTCATCCCCTTGAAGATGATGATTCCATCCGCAGGGGTTTCGATCACATCCCGGAACACCTTGAAACCATCCGCTTCGTTCAGACTGAACGTCCGCAGTTTCGCCTCAAGCAACGCCTTGGACGATTGCGCTAAGTCCTTCTGAATCTCCCGGATACAAACCGCCCGCATCCCTTCGCCGCCCGATTCCCCAGGTTCAGCCAAACAATCCTCGATCATCAGTTCGGCCAGGAAATGCGACTTCCCGCTACCCCTACCACCATGCACCGCCTTATCACGGGCCGGCACCAGTAGCGGCTCGAAGACTTCAGCCGTCTTTATTTGCAGGACGGACAAGGGCGCGCTCGATGCGATTGATGACCCGCAGGGGGTTATCTTCATCCCCGCTATGGGTCACAGCAGTCAAGTCAGGGACGCTCTTGCGCAGCAATATCTCGATGGCTTTTAGCCTGCTTGTGGATAACTCTTTGCCGGATTCATCAAGCTCATGATTTTGCAACACATTGATAAGCTGACTGGCCTGGATTTTGGTTCTTACTTCCTCTTGGTGGGAAGCGCGTAATCTTGCAGCCATCACACCCCCCTTTCCGCATGGGTAGCGAGCTTCATTTCCTGCGTCCAGACATCCGCCATCGGGGTGTTTTCGCAACCCTCAAGGGCGGGAATGCCGAGCGTCCAGTGCAGGAGCTTGGCGCCGTAGTTGTCCCCGTATTCATCGGGGAGCCAGTTCCATTCGATCGGCAGGCCCCCGATCAGGTCATCCGTCAGCCATGCAAAGCGGTGCAGGTATGCCCCTTTGGTCTGTTCCACGAATTCAGGAGTGAGTTTTCGGTGTTCAAACCGGGTGCAGTTCCAGAGGATGACGCTGGACCAGTTCTTGCGCGGGTAGTCTTCGTTTGTCTGGCCGAAATACTTGGTCTGGCTTTTGGTCTTGTAGTTGTGCTTGACCACGTTGACGGCGGTGTAGGTGCCGCCGAGGTCGAACAGTTTGGCGATATCGTCAGTCACAACCATGTCGCCGTCGATGTATAGGGCTTTGCCTCGCCAGCGCATCAGATAGGGAACCAGAAAGCGGGAATAGATGAAGTCGTTGGACCCGTCCCGGTGGCCTTCGGTGTAACCCTGAAGGTTCGCCAGGGCTAGGGGATGGATGGTGACCGGCTGCGAACTGTGCCGGATGATGGAATTCACGCAGGTATGGAAGGCAACGGCCTCGCGGGGGTCGTAACCGATGAAAACGTCTAGGCTCATGACCCCACCGCGCAATGTTCACAAGCCGTCCCAGTCACATCCTTGTTGATGTGCGCCTGCCTCAGTAGTTGAGCTTCGTCCGAGTTCCACGCTTCCATAAAGGAGTGGGTGGCGAGGTTGCCAACAACCCAGCGATGGTGACTATCGAAACAGCACAAAGAAATATCGCCCGCGCTGGTGACATGCCCCTCACGAAAGACTGCCCAGCAGGGCAGCGGTTCGCGCATCTGGTCGAGTCTGCCGGGGTTTCCTCGGACGGGTTGCCCAAAGTCCGCTTGCCCGCCGAAAGAGAACAGCGGGAGCCAGTAGTGTTCATCGACATAGGGCTTGATCCTTTCGACTGCGGCCTGCATTTTCTTGCCCTGCTCACCGTCCAGCATGATGGAGCTGGCGTAGATTCCGCAGGAATAGCCGCCCTCGTCCTTTACGGTGCGGGCGTCCTGAATGTTATGGATGATCTTGTCGAAATTGGATGGAGCTACGCCGGCAACCTGCTTGAGCTGCATCCCGTCGGCGTAGTTGAAACTGAACTTGAGCGAGTCCAGCCCTGCCGCCATGAGTTCGCGGACCTTCTCTTTCTTCGCCAATGCTCCATTTGTCGTCAGGAAGACGTACTTGATGCCGCGTTCCTTGGCGTAGCGGATCGCTATTGGCAGCATCTTTGCCAGCATCGGCTCGCCAATGTAAAAAAGGCCGATTTCCTCGATGCCTTCTTTCACCATCTCGTCCACGAGGCGGGTGTAGGTTTCCCAAGCCATCGGGCCGGCAGAATCTGAGTCCTTGTGGCTACAGAAGCCGCATTGAAACTGGCAGGCGTCGTTCAGCGATATCTTGATGGACTTTGGCGCCGGAACGATAGGCTTGAGGTACGCAGCCGGTATCCCGGTCACGCCGTCGATTCGTTTGGTTATCATGACTTCCCTATGGGATTGGTCGTAAAAAAAGCCCGGTTAAGGGCTTGGGGTTATTTGTTGCGGGTTTCCAGCCTTTGCACTCGTTCATCAATGCGGCGGTAGTCCTGTTCAACCCGGCTAAAGTCCCTGGCAGCATCTGCTGATCGGTATCGGTCGCCGGTTCCCTGCTGAATTGATGCTGAAAGCGCAGCGACTTGCACCTTCAATACGCTGACATCGTTGCTTAGGGTGATAGTTGTTTGAAGTGACCAGGCCAATAGGCCCACAACGACAATCTGAAGGATTGTCCCTATGTGTTGCTCAATCAGCGATCGGTCGGGGGTTGTCATTGGCAGGCTTTCTTGTTGGTTGTTATGGGGCAGTTTGTTCAACATTCTCGTCAGGGAAATCAGGATCGCCGCCCCGCCCAATCACAACCCCGGCTTTCCAAATAGCCGCCCGGATTCGGTTCATTCCGTCTTCAACGCACATTTTGCGGAAGAATTCATGCACCACAGGCCCCCATGCCTCGTAATCAAGCAGCCGTTCCTTCATTAGTTGACAGAAACAGTCGTGTACCAGACTTGGACGCATGGATGACTTCGTGTCCCAGGTCGGGCCGCTGGCGCCGTCCCAGGCATAGCCCTTGCGGATCGAAAGCAGGCCGTTCGGGTACAAGGTGAAGAAGTCATGGACGATCATTCCGTACGGCAAAACAGGCGTCAGTATTTCGTAATCGCGGGTGAGCTGGTACTTGTAGCCCTCCCGGTATCTAATCACGGTCATTAATCTCCATCCAGAGGACGAAGACAAGCAGCGCCGGGATGACCAGGGCCGCCAGCAGACACGGATTCAGTAACCAATCGAAGACGCTGCCAATGTCGCCACCTCCTGATGAATTCGTGCGCCCGATCGATCTGCGACGGAAACGGCGCGTCGGCTCGGAGGCGCAATTGCTGGATGCGGTGTTTAAGAAGCGTGTCCATTGAGAACCTGCCGCGCGCGTTCGTAATACGCCATCCGGTCGGCGAGGCCATTCGTGCCGCCGTTGATTTTCTTGGTAATTCGCAGAAAGTCTCCCGCGTCTGACAATTCGTTCAGGCCGCGCAACTTCCAGAACCACCCCGCCGACCGGCAGGCATCCGCCGGGATCTCCAAAAGCTCAGGGTGATGCAGCAATAGTTCGTAATCCCCGTACAGCGCGCCAGAACACGCCCGGTGATTGTCAAAGCCGGTTATCTGGATCAACCCATGCCCTCGCCACCAGCGCCCCGGCGTGCTGCCGTGTTCCGCTGCTATCTGGATCGCTTCGGGCTTGGTGTTGCCAAGGTCTTTGCGCTTGTCGTAGGCCTCGCCGCTGGCTAGTTCGCGTACATAGCGCAGGCTTCCGCTTTCATGGGCGATCTGAGCCAGAAACGCCGCTTTCCGCTTTGGTGTGTTGATTTCAAACTCGGCCATCGCCGCGGTCAATGGGACAAGGAATGCGTCTGCCCGTTTCCCGGCGGTCGGCATGATGGCAAGTAATTGCTCTAGCGTCATGCGACCCCCGTATCGAGGCAGGAAATAAAAAAGCCCGCTGGCCGGCTTCAACCGGGCAAGACGGGCGAAAGTGGCGCGGAGGCGCCACAGGGAGAAATTGGTTGCGATCGCCGGTAACGCTCCGGTTCTCCGGCTTATGAGGCCGGCGTGATTACTTTTTCACCACCCCGCAATAGGCGTAAAAAAGCCACCGCAACGGGTGGCTATCGTCATCTTTCGCCGGCAGGGGTACATCCCGCCGGGAGTTTTCCTGCAACGTGCTTGAATTTGCGGCAATTATTCGCTAACCCTTTTTGCTTGTCAAGCACTTCGATACGGTTTGAAGTATCTCGAACAGAAGTCCATCAAGCTGCCATTCCCTGCAATTGGCCTTGTAAGCGATCCGTTTTGGGTTCTCGCGCTTGACGTACTTGAGGGACAGAACTACCCGATAGGTCAATGGAAGATGCTGCATGATGGCCTGCACTCGCTCGGCGTCCAGGGTATCGATTTTCGCCAGAATCTTCTCGGCGCTCGGTTCGTCCTTCCATCCGTTTGCGTCCTTCCATCGGTTTTGCCACATCCATTCAATGGACCCGCAATGGCCGGAAGATGTCTTGTAGGCGTTGCACCACCTACCCCAATTTATCAGCCGGCTTTCGGTGCTGTGGCGTTCCCCATTGGTCGCATCGTCGTTCATTTTTTGCACCTGTCCATCTATCCTGGATGCAGTAGGCCAAGCCGAAAGCCTGGGCGCGATAAAAACATCCATGACAAGACTTTGATTCACGGCGTGAAACCTCCTCAAATACCGGGTCGGAATGCATTCTTCGGCGTCCAGTCGATGCACTTGATCGAGCGCAGGCACTTGAACCGCTGGCACCAGACGCGGAATCCAAGAAACGTCAGCTTGCGGCCAGCGTAGCGGCAGCCGGTGCAGGTATCATCCATTTGCCATCCTCTCGTACCGCTCATCCCTCCTGAATCCTTCTGGATGCTCTTTCCGCAGCTTGGCGATGGCGTAATCAATTGCCTGCGCTCGGACCATTGGTGTTCTGGTTGTCCGGCGGATCAATTCAACCTCTGCGGCAAAGCGTCGGCGGATGTCGGGAGGGAGAACTACGGATGGTTTATTCATGGCCGGTGTTCTCCGCATGTTCTACGGTAAGTCGTCTCCGTCGGGGTTCCGCATGTAGCCTCTTTCCAGCATCCAGGCTCGTCACAGGCCACAACTACGGAACCAACCCCCTTGCACTTCGGGCAGGCGCAGAGCGTTTCGCCTTCCTCAAATGGGTTCGGCGCTCGCAGAATGGCGTCATCAAGTCCGTGCCAAGCGCAGCGGAATTCATTGCACACAACCTTGTCACTCATGAGATTTCAACTCCTTCAGTTTTGCGCGGTAGGTATCGCGGATGGCCTTCAGTTCGGCGATTGACCACTTGCGAGGCTCTTGGTCTGCTTCGAGGGCTTCAACGGCTTGTAGGCCGATTCTGGCGATGACTCCGGCGCGGAATGCTTCCCTTGTTGCACCTCCTGGTCGGTTGCAATTCTTCCGTTGGGCAAAAATATTCCGCTCGGCGTCAAATCGAAGGTGGGGCGCGGCTCCCCGGCTGATGTAGTGGCCGGCATCAACTGATCCTCCCGGCTTTTGCGGTTCAAACGGCTTTCCGCAGTCGATACAGCCATGCCCCGCCTTGATGTCTCGGAGTCGGACATAGGCATTGACCGCAGCCTGAGTTTCGCTTACCCAATCCGCCCGGCGTTTGACCTTCTCCTTCCTCGCCCGAATCTCGGCCCGCTCAACCCTCTGCGCCTCCTTCCGCTCTCGCTTTCGCTTGATTTCTGCCAGCGCAATGGCGCACGATGGCCGGCAGGCGGCTTGCAGTGGGCGCGTAGGGGTAAAGGTGGCCCGACAGGATCTGTTTGCGCACTTGCGCGGTTTTATGGGCTTCAGTAGGCGGGAGGGGGTGGGGGCGTTCATTTCGGCTTTCTGTCCGTCCGCGTCCTTTGGCCCGTCGATCGCGCCAAGATGCGGAACTTCAAAATCGCCTCGCCGTGGATTCGATCAAGCGCGGCGTTGAACTGAGACTCAAGGCGCAGTAGGAGGAATTCGATTGTCTGGTTCATGCGGCCTCATCCTGATAAACCACCACCCCACGGGCAGCCGCGGTTGCGTGCAGAAATTCCAGGAAGTCAGAAAACTCCCGCTTGCCGAACTTGCTGGTTCGCGCTCCGAGCAGAACCATTCCTCCGTCAAGCCCTGGCGCTATACGGGCTGACTCTTGCTTGAATGCCGCCGACAGCAAATCCTTCCAATCCACGGCCTCCAGTTTCGTCATCCGGCCATTCACCGGCCATTCCAGTTGATCGGCGAAGGCTTGCAGGATCGGCCACATGGCGGCATTGGCTTCGAGCGATCTTGTCGGCTCGGAGAACTTCACCACCCACCCGTCCGGCGCTGCGCGGCAGAAGTCGGCGGCAAGCTGGCGGGCTTGGTCGTGGGCGAGTCTGAAGATTTTTTTCTCGCTCATACGGCGTCCAGTATTTCGCGGGCAACCTTCATGGACTTTTCGCCCACCCCTTCAACCACTGGCCGCATATTCGGCGGAACGGTGGCAAGGATCGCGTCATAGACGTTCAGGCAGGCGCCGAGGGCCATCTGCATTGATTCGATTTCCCCGGCAATTCCGACAGATCGCGCGCGGACGAGAACGCTGTCCCGCAGCTTGTTGTGCGTTCTTGTTTTTGCGAGTCCGTAGCCGGCCATCATGTCCTCCCCAAAAGAAC